TAATTCGTGGTGTTGCTTTGCGATTTCATCGCTTGTAGCATACTTAGAACCTTTGTAGTGAGCAGGTAGATCGCTCTCTTTGGCAACAGGGTGTTTTTCCCACATATTGTTAAAATGTTGCACCATTTTGTTGGCAGCATCATTTTCTTCCTCAATGGGTTGCATTTGGAAAATACCTGTTCCATAGCAGTAAGGACAATCAGGGTTATTGTTGTGACAAGGACATGGAACCATATCGTTTTCATAACCCATAGCACTATTAAACTCGTGCCTGTTCATAGCATGCTTAGAATTAAACATTATTGAATTCTTGCGTTGTATCTCTGGCTAGTTTGAGCGCCGTGCCAAGTACGTTGGTCGCCAATGAATGGAATTTTTTCGGGGGCTTCTACTACAGGAGCAGTCACTACAGGTTCCTCTGTAACGGCCTCTACAGGGGCTACAGGGACCTCTACAGGCTCTTCTACAACCACTGGCTCTTCTACCAAAATTTCTTCTTGTAGAACATCACTAAGGCCTTGTAGAGCTTCCTCTATAGGTGCTTCTATCTTAGTTGTTTTAGGTTTTGCTGTAGCCATTGGTAAGACCTTTCATTTTGGGTAAGTACTACCATCTCCTTTAAAATGTAGGCCATTTTACATTATTTGGTACTTTTATGAACCAGTCTCTTGATAAAATTCTGGCTTGTGATACTTGTCACTGTAGTCCAACATGGTTACTAAAGAGTATTTGACTCCTGATTTAACTGGCATGGCTCGGTGTGGGTAAGCAAATGTAGAAGGGAATACAACTAAATCTCCAGCTTTTGGTTTTATGTTTAGATCTTGGAGCCTGAAATATATTTCTCCACCCTCATAATCGTCATTCAAATATGATACGAGTGATACTGTGCAGTTATATGAAAAACCGTGATCATGATGCTCCATGAAGTGTTGCCCTTCACCATAACGAACAAAGTTAAAAGCTTCCCAATACCTTAGATTATGGATATTGTTTGTTCTTGAATAATCATCAACTGCTGCTTTTTGTGCATCGTAACATTCTTGCCAAATCTGTTGTAATTCTTGTGACTCTGTGCTAAGGTCGCGCTCTATGTCACTTTTCTTAAATTTAAAATCAATACAGTCCCTGTATTCTGGCATTCTTTCTTGGTAACCAACATAGGCTGGTTGCCAATTGTAATGGTTATTACCATTCAAAACTTTTTCTAGTCTCTTTATAATATCCCACTCTGGCTTAATTACATCTCTATAGAGTGTTATGCAATTGCCTAGATCTTCTTTAGAACTCCAAGTTTGTTCATAAGTCATTTCTTCTTGCATGTTCATTATAATTCTCCTTTGTATTCTAGACTAGGATCTGGCAAAATTTTTTCACCTTTTGCTTCTGATTCTTCCCAACCTTGTAATTGTACAGCTTGTTCTTCTCTGGTTTTCTTAAGTTCTTCAGCCCATTGATCTATTTTTTCTTGACTATACTCTGATTCTGCATAATCCCAAAATTGGCCAATGGTGAATCTTTCCCCAGATGTAATCAATGATACACCATGTTGATTATTATGTCCACCATCAAATGCTGCAAGTAGCCCAGTTTTTGGTTTTATTGAAACGCCATGATCAGGAAAATATAATTCTCCACCTTCGAAATCATCGTTTAAATATATAAAAGTTGCCCACTTGCTTCTTTCAAATGCATTGTATTCACCATTCGTGCTATTGTCTGAATGAGGATGTGTGAAACCTCCCGTAGCCCATATTTGGGCATGAGGCACGCCAATTGGTGTTAATTCAGCACCACGAGCAATCTCTGCAGATTCTTTCATTCTAGCACTCAAAGATTCAACAAGATCTTTAGGTAATCCAAAATCAACAATATCATCACCTATCGGTAAATTGGCTGCAGATGATCCATAAAATCCAATTTTATTCCATTTAAGATTACCATGGTTTTTTGAGTGATCCCAGTATTTAATAATGGCATTGCATTCTTCTTTGCTTAAAAAGTTTTCAAATACAACAATGTTATCTTTATAATTTATTTTATTCATATTATACAACATATTTACTACTATTTATGTGAGCTATTTCTAAATGATTTATATTTACGTGTTTTGGTAGTGAACCAACCCAACGTATGGCTTCAGCCATATCTTCTGCAGCTAATGCATTGTCTTTCTTTTCTGTTTGAGTATCAATAGTTCCTGGGCAAATTTCTGTTACTGTAATTCCATAATGTGGGAACTCTAACCTCATAGTGTCAACTAAACCCATTTGGCCTCTTTTTGCATTTTAATAATTGCCTGACCCTCTAAATGGAACTTGCCCACACAAAGAAGAAATAAATATAATTTTTGGTGAATTGGATTTCATCATTGAAGGAATAAGCAACTGAGAAATGTACATTGGGCCACCTACATTGATATCATAGGCTCTTCTAAAGTTTTCCATAGTCTCATTTATTAGATACGTTGGACCAGCACCACCACCAGCATTGTGAACCAATAGATCTATAGTGTTTTCTTCATATTTTTTACAAAATAATTCAATTGATTGTTCATCTGTTACATCTAATCTATTTACTTCAACGTTCTCAGATTTTAAATCTTCCATAGCATCTAAATTTCTGGACGCTGCAATAACTTTATATCCACTATTTTCTAAAAGCTTGACTGTGGCCCTACCTACGCCTTTACTTGCTCCAGTAATTATTGCTGTTTTCATTATTTTCCTTCAAATTCTAATTCTGGTTGTTCTCCTCCATGGAAAACCATATCATTATGTATCCAATGACCTGTAACCATATACTTGAAACCAGTTTTGACAAGATGAGCAGTATGAAAGTATGGAGAAGAAGATGGGAAAATAACAACACTGTTTGCTTTTGGTTTAATACCTACATCAAATTGTTTTAACTTTAAAGCTTCATCATAATCTATTTCAATCCAAGGTTTTTTTATAATGTCATCCTCATAGCTTACCATTTTAAAAGAAATTTCTCCACCTTCAAAATCATCGTTTAAATACATGACTAAAGAATATCTTAATGAATTATCACCATCTAACTGATCATAATGAGAACCCATCCATGCTCCAATGTTATATTTTTTTATATTAAACGCTGGAAATAATCTTGGTTTTTCGTAATCGCCTAAAGATTCTGCATAATCTTTAAAAACTTCATACTGAGCATTTTTAATAGTGTTAAAAATATATAAAAATATTTCTTTTGATTCTTGATCTTTTAATTCATTAATTCTATAGAAATCAAACTGTTTAGAATCTCCATAGATATAAGATTGATCATTGGATGAAGACCATACATTCCAATCAATATTTGCTTCTTTTAAAGTTTTCATAAAGTGTTCAAAATCTGGTATTACATTTTCGTAATAATAAATTTTTTCATGTAGTATTTGCTTATCCATATAACTCCTATTTAGTATTGTAGTTTTCTATTACTGTCCAAAAAAATGGACAGGTAAATCTAAGCCCAGAAGTTACTGTTGTAACTCCATGTACATAATTCTTGTCCCCTGGGAAAAAGTATGCTGAACCTGCTCTTGGTTTAATTTTTATATTTTGATCAGGAAAGTATAATTCTCCGCCTTCGTAATCATCATTGAAATAAAAGATTGATGCTATGTCATAATTCGGAAAGGCATTTGGTTTACCAGCATCTGGTCCTTCATGCAACTCTTTGTCAGCATGCGGCATTTGTAATGTTCCTACTGGCCATTTAACAACTGCAGGTCCTGTTGGCATAGCATTTATATTAAAAAATTTATCTACCTTAACTTTAAGCCTCTGTTGCATATTTTGAATCAAAGGCAATATTGTTGGATCTACTTTTTCCAAAGTAGTAGATGTTGCTACTCGATCAGCCCAATAGTTTGCATCATAAGTAACTGTTCCATTTTCATTTGTTTTGCTTTCGGTGATATCCCATACTGTATTATTGACAGCAAAATCTCTAAGTTTTTCTTGTTCTTCTGGCGTAAGAAAGTTTGATACTTCTACAATGTTATCTGGTGAGTCTCCAAAGTAACCAGATGGTATAAGTGACACAAAGTCACTTTGATCATTATCTTTATTTACAATTATTTTTTCCATATTATTCACTTTCAATGACTTTCAGTCTTATTAGTTTAACTTCATGTTCACCAACAGTTTTTCCTTCATGGTTTACAGCATCCCTATAAAAATCTGAGAACTTACCAGTTTTATTAATGTGACTTATCACTTCGTTATATCCTATATAGTCTTGACGATATGAAATTGGCAGCTCGCTATAGTTCTTCATATGTAGTTCTGTGTTCTGTAAACTAGTTAAAGATATTGGAATGACTGCTATTACTGGAGTACCTGCGTTAATAGTTATTTCTTTATTAGCTTCTGTTATTCTCCATGCGCATGGTAAACTACTATTATAAAAAGAAGCACTTATTATGGTTGTAAATGGTGATACCCCAGGGATGTGTTGGTTTGGAACTGGCATAGTCAATAAGCTATAATTGTTTGGTGTTTTAAAAACAAAACCAGTATTAAAACTTATAGTTGCATTTCCCCTATTAGGGTGAACATATTTTTCTCCAGCTGTTATTTTAATATGATCTGGTGTAGTATCAGAAATGCCATCCCAGATAAAGGTAATATCTTCAGGAAAAGAAATACCCCAACCTAATCCGTTAGCAACGCTTATTGGAAAACATCTATAAGCGTGAGCGTCAACCGTCTCATCCATCCATTTTCTTTTTACATTCAATGGAGCAATGTTAGAATAATTAGGATTCATTTCATAAACAACAAAATCTTCTATCATTGTTCTTCCTCTGGTATTGGTTTTCTGTTACCGAGCATTCCTATAAATTCACGATCTTTCATATTAAACCCACCAGTTACTGCATGAGCACATTTATATAAATCAGAAACCACAAGATCACCTTTTTGCCATTCGTGAACAATTCTATTGTTTTCATCATTAATAACAAAATTACGAATATCAGTCATTATAGTATCAAACTTCAATTGTTCCATTGGTGTACATGGTCTTCCATCATACTTATTGAGTATGTTATCATCACGGAATTGTACACGAAGTAAAGGTTCATTTGTTATCCAATGATAACCAATTGGTGAATACTCGATGACACGATTTTTTGGAACAAATTCACGAATAGTTTCATCAAAATAATCATCATAATCATTGCCAGTAACATCTGCGGTGCATTTTTTTAAAAATTCTTTAGTTTCATTTGGGAGTGTATTGTAAAATTTTTGCATATCATAGAAATAAGTTCTACCATTTTTTTTATCAGTATTCATAATGGTATTGTTCCAATTTCCATAAACTATATCGTTTGAATGATAAACATGTTCTTGATGCCACCATGACCTCAGATCATCACAAGAGTCATCATTAGCATTTTTGTTAAAACCTTTGTGAGTCATTATGTAATAATCATTTTTACCTTGTGTTTTATTAGGGAAACCATTGAATATTTCTCCAAAAATAAGATGTAGTTTATTTTGTTCTTCAAAACTAAGGTTAGCATTTCTAAAAACAAATACAACTTCTTCTAATAACATATTTAAGTAAAGTTCGGGGTTTTTTTCAATATGTTCTAAACCTAGCCATTTGATAATTTTTGGTTTTTTCATTATTAAATAGTCCAATTATCAGCTTTATTTATATCTGTTGTATAAAAAGATATAATAGTGTATCTAATTCCATTAATCACAGGGCGAACTCCATGAAGATATTCACGTGTTCCTGAAAACTCAACCATCATTCCTGGTTCTGGTTTTAATGTAAGATTATGTTGTGGAAAATATAATTCTCCACCCTCAAAATCATCATTTAAATAACAGATAGATGAGTAAATACGGTGTGGGTATGGATGTTCACCATCTTCAGGATTATTTTGTTCACAATCTGAGTGGGGTGGCTGTTCATAACCTTTAGGCCATCTAACAATTTGTAATGTGTCCCCATAGATTGGTACGGTGATGCCTTGTATTTCGGTGATATTTTTAATAATTCGTTTTCGTATATTGACAATTAATTCTATAATTAATTGATCTTTTGAATTAGCATTATTAATAGAATTTAAATCAAACGTTCGGTTATGCCAAAAACGTGATTTTGTTGCGTTCCAATCTTTTGGAGTATCATACTCAATATAGTTAATAATTGCGTTTACTTCTTCTGGCGTTAAAAAATTTTTGTTTATTGATATCATTTTTGACTCGCGATCCACTGCTCTTCAGTCATTGTTCCATTGATAACGTCAATATAATCTTTGCCTTTAGTATAAAACCAATGATTACTTTCAACAAAAAAGAAAAAAACCATACCAACAAATCCAGAAGCAGGATTGGGAAATTCATCACGCCAATGTTCTTGTATTTCTCCACAATAAGCTAATGCTTGGTTGGGGTGAAGAGTGTAAGGTGTACCTTCAACATATAAATCCCAAGGCTCTGATTGGTAAAGACACATATCTATTATGTAGGTGCAAGCGTTGATGTCCTTGTGTTTTCTAAGATATGGTACTATATCCCCTATAGTCTCATAATGAACAAACAACGCGTAACTTGGCAATAAACCAGGAGCTTCAAAAAGTTCTTTCGCCATGTCTATTGTTTTGTCATGTGCAATTTGTAGTATAGAACTTTGGTCAGTATCTATAAGATAACGACCTGGCATTAAGCTACTGTCTCCATGACTAGTAGCTTTTGAACGAAGGTCATTTTCTAACGCATTGAATAATTCTGCATCGAATAAATTTTCTATTATCTTTGGTTGCATTAGTTTTTGTTTAACTATTGTCAGTTACTGGTTGTTTGATGTGAAGTATTGGTTCGCCAGTGGTTGTATCTTGATAGACTAAACCTAAACCTTTATCCCTTAGTTCTTTTACTTTAGGATCATATGCAAAAGTTGTTGTAACGTACCTGACATTATCTCCAGTTACTGGTCTAACCCCATGGAAGTATCTTCCTACTCCTGGGTGAATCAACACGTCACCTTTTGATGTTTTATATTGCAATGGTTCTGGATCTAGTATTCTTGGGTAATAAATCTCGCCGCCTTCAAAATCACTTAAATAGATTGTAAAAGACAATTGAACAAAATTGTTTCTACCCATATCTTCTGTAGGATTGTCGGAATGTTCAAACATACCTTGACCCTTTTGTATCCTATGTATAGAACCAGGATCTCCAAGGAACCAGTCATTTGTAAATAGAGTTGCTATTTTTTCTTTAAGCTCTTTAAGCCTTTTGTTTACATCTTTGTTATCAGCAACAAATAAAAATTTTCCATGCCACCATGGTCTATTATCTCTTTCCCACCATTGCTCCTCTGGAACAGATTCTGCATAGTTAACAAGATAATCGCAAAGTTCATCTGGGATAAGGTTTTTTAGTACCCATATGTTCTCTTCAACTTGTAGATAATTAGGGTGTGATTTGATTTTGTCGTAATTAAATAATTCCATACTTACTTAGTCAACATTCTAGATCTTTTACATATGTGACAAAAGTCCTAGTTTCGCGGGCAACGCGGCTCGCATATATATCCTCGAAATTTCTAAATCTTTAAACAAATTTTCTATTATTTTGGGTTGCATTATATTCCAGTAAAATTGTAAGGGTTTGCTTTAATTGTTGGGTCATCTGTAAAGGCAAACGGTGCGGTGAATCGTGAGCCAGAAATGATCTTAGTTACTTGGTGCTTTAAGGTCGCATCGTATATAACAAGTGTACCTTGTGCTGGTCGTTCGCTAAAATTAATTTCAGGAAATTCAATAAAACCACCTTCATAATCATTTGGGTCTGAAAGATACACAATAGCATTAATTGTCTGTTTACCTTGAGCCTGATCGTCGGTATGTAATTGTATTGAATGACCTGTTCCCATGCAGTTAAACATTAAGTCAACAAAGTACTTAACACCGTCATAACCAAGTGCAATAAAACGTGTAACTACGTTTTCAATAAATTTTTCAAGGATTGGGTCTTTTGGATTATAAAATACTTTGTATGCTAATTCTTTGGTCCATTCGTAGTCGTCGCCTGGTAAAGCATTGAGAACGGTAATGACATTATTGCATTCATCTTTTGTACAAAAGTTTGGTATTTCAATGAATTTTAATGACTTGGATTCCATACTTACTTAGTCAACATTCTAGATCTTTTACATATTTTAAGGGGCCGACGCGCGTAGAATAAAAAAGGACCGCCCGCAAATCGATTTCCTTATGTTTTCGTTACTTCCCTTATTATATAAGGTCTTTAGCTTATTCTACTATTCCTCATCATTATTCCATGTATCATGAGAAACTCCTCCGCTATAATGATCAGCTAATATTGTTAAATTCTTAGCGTTATCAACAGCATCGAGTTTTGCTTCTACTGGAGCACCAGGAGCGTGTAGCATTAGTGCTAGTCTGTTGGCGTCTGAAGCACGAGCGTGCAGGCCATATGCAAATGTGTGAGCAGATGCAATATCATGTTCACCAGCATTAGTATAAAATTCACCAAGCTCTTCGTGGTGTTCACATTGCTTTAAATGATGACCAATAGCATGGGAGAGAGTATTTCTAGTATCTAGATCCGCCAATGACTGGAACTCTTTAGATACGCCCTTAGTGCGTTGTCGATTAATAAAATCAGCTACGCTAGCTTCTTTACTATATCTATTGTTCCAGTTCATATTATTCTTCTTTACGATCCTCTTCATATTGACGCATTTTCTTTGTCATTTCAGCAATGCCTTCAAAGCTTTCATCAGGAGTAAAGTCAGCATCAATGCTTAGTTCTTTATCATTAGCGTAACGTTGGTTCCAGTTCATACATCCTATGGCGACTGACATCGTTTTTTACAGTGTTTCTGGAAATGGGCCAAGGGGTCCCCCGCTATTTTTTAAAAGCACTCTTTTCCCTAGGATTAGGGTCCCCTATTGAAAACCCTTTAGTTCTGGAAATGCAAAAATTTGCCATCCTATTATAAGCCTAGGTAAGAAAAATAACACAGAAAGCTAGAAAGATTATGAAGATCTAGCTGGCTGGCAAGTTTAACTAAGCAAGTCAGCTACCATCCCATGATTGTTTTCGTGTATACATAAAAGAAAGGAGGGTGAACATGGCAAAGCCCATGCGTTACGGTGGTTTCAGAGGCATTCCTCAACCATCTAGACAATCAAGGCGTATTGG